GCGAATTTGGCTGCGTTGTTGTGGTAAAGCTGGACGGCCCCATCAATATTAAATGCTGCGGATGTTTCTGAGTCACCCTTTTGAATGTAAACAGCCGTACCATTAGTTGTAAGTATTAAACTTCCAGCGCCTTCATCCCTAATATAACTATTAGACCCATCATGGTAAATCTGTAGGTCAGACCCAGCGCCAAAGATGGCTTTACCATTATCTGCGAATGTTGCGTTACCTGTTACGTCTATGCCTGTTGAGGTTGTAATAAATTTTTGAGTACCTGCATGATAAAGAGTTACCCCACCCCCATTGTCTCCATTAAGATAGGAGTTACTTGCATCTGCATTTTTTAAGCGTAAGTTATTACCTAATATTTCAATATTACCTGTACCAACATCTGCAATAATGCTGTTAGTACCATTATGATAGATCTCTAGGTCAGACCCAGCACCGAAGATGGCTTTGACGTTATCACCCATGCTTAGGTTGCCAGTCATGGTATCGCCAGTGATCCTGACAAAGCCAGTAGCCGTATCTAGGGCATTCTTTAGTTCACTAAAGACTATCTTCTTAGTTTCTGTAGCTGATGTATCTACAATAGCTATTGCATCATCGTCGGCTACGTTAGCCCCAGTAAGGGCTGTTAATTCTGAGATCTTTTGATCGGCCATATGTTTCCCTTACCTTACTATCGTCATATAACATCTAACGGGATTAGTCATATTGTTATCTGTTGGGTCCGTAATGTTTACCTTGAAACTTCCAGCAGCTTCGTCATAAACATCTATCGTGGTGCCGTTACCAGAACTTACGCCAGTTGAACTACCACCACCGTACACCACTGCATAATTAGCATCTGGCATAGCTGTCGAAAAAGTAACTGTAAAATTACCTGATGAGTTCTTATACACAGTTGAAATATTACCGCTTGCTCTCAAGGTTTGGTTTGCTCCATTTGAACCAGTAGCATTAAAATTCACCCAAGCTCGAATACCATAAATAGGGGCAGTACCTGAGATATTAAGTTTACTATCAACAGATTTATCAGCCCCTGCCTTTAATTTAGCTGGTGACACAAGGGTTTCAAGTGTACCTGTTCCAGTTTCCCATGTGGCTGTAGATTGACCTGCTAGTAAACCAATAGCACTGCCAGAGGTACTGCTTATTATCGTATTTTCTAAGAGGTAATAGTTGTTAGTCGCTAGATAAGCTACATTTATCCAAGCATCATTAGCTTCATTTCTTATCTTCAAAAGGTTAGTATCTGTCTCGTACCACCACTGATTAGCAAAGGTAGTGCTGGGTTCAGATGCACCTGAGTTGTTTGTAGCTATTGCCGCTAAGACGTTATTAATGTCTGCTCTGGCATTGGGTGCTGTTTGGTTAGCTATGTTGTAGTCATGTTGTGCCATATTAGTATTCCACTATCCCTTCCAAGACGCTTATGCTTGGTGATACGTTGTTGGTTGTACTGTCGAGTTCAGCTTTAAATTTAAATGCTCTGCCTGTGATTTCACCAGCAGCTACAACGAAAGATCCCCAAGTAGGAGAGCCAGCAGGATTATCATTAGTTGCAGCTACATAAACAGTTACACTAAAATCACCGTAGGGTTGATTTTCACTTGTCCAATCATCCCAATTATTAGGCCAAGTATCCCAGTTGTTAGGGATAGCATCCCAGTTTGTATCTGTACTATGCCTTGTAACCGATAAGTTAGTTGATACCCTGACAGTTCTAACTGAACCTGTATCTAAGTACCCTGTGAACTCATATGTACCTGTAGAGGGTGCAGTAGCAAAACTAGACAATCTTAATTCATCTGGATTTGGACCTGTAGCTATAGCTACGTTAGTCTTAGTACCAGCGAAACTTGGGTTCTCAGTGTCAGTCTGCGAAACGCCTAGTGCAGGTAGTTGACTAGGTAGAACAACAAGAGAAGCTACAGTACCTTCGTTACCTGACTTATCGTAGGGTTCAATAAAGAATGTCCCTGAGATAGCTGGGTAGACTACTGATGTCGCTGGTCTAGCAACCTTATTGATTATGACTTGAGGCGAACCATCAACAAATGTAGCTGTAGTTGAGGAGCTATGCCACACTCTGTAATACGACAAATCAAGGTCAGTTGAGGCAGTCCAGCTAAAGAATAAAGTACCACCAGATAATTGGCTACTAAATGTAGAGGGAGCAGATGGGCCAGTAGTATCAGCTTCTACAGTCTTTTGTACATCTGTGAAAGTACCCTTAACCCCTAAAGCATTAATAGCCCTAGCTCTAACATCATAGGTTATAGTACCTGCTGCATCAGCTAAAGGTGTCTCAATGTCTAAGATCTCAAATCTACCTAAGTCACCTGTGCCTAAGACACTGTAAGTTGAGTCTGTAGACTTCTTAAACTCTACCTCAACATAGTCTACTCTGGTTGCTGATGTAGATGTAACATTAACTACAAGAACATTAGTTACATGCTCATTGATAACCCTGTATTCTTGAGAAAGGGCTACAGCTACAGGTGGTACATCAAAAGCTGATAGCAGAGTTGTGTTATCAGTTTCATAAACAACACCGTCGTCTATATCATCAAAGACAGACTCACTTATCTCTCTTAAGGTCATCTGTGTCTGAAGGTCATTTCCCTCTTGTAGACCAAATGTCCACTTGACAACTTCAAACTCTTTGTTAGTCCAACCAAATCTAGTGTTGGTTACTCTTACAATATCTCCGACCTGTACTTGAAAGGTTCTTAAACCAAAGGATGCTTCTATCGTAAGTTGTTGACGGTTTCGTTCAAGTAAGATACGAGCTATACGTCTAGCTTGAGTTACGTTATCTGTAAATGCAAGATTTAAGTCTACTACACTTTCTTGCCCGTTATCTACAACAACAAAAGGGTTAGCAGCAGCGGCGTCAGGGACTTGAGGGTAATCAGTTACTTGATAAAAACTATCTGGGCCTTTCCAAGTACCTTTTACAATGTTGAAGTTATCTCTTCTTGAGTGTCTAGTTGAAACATTGACAGCAGATCTAAAGTCATCTTCGTTTATATCTAACACGGGAGATGTGTAGTAAGCTGGTTTCATTCTCCACTTACCTTGGGAATACCAAACCATACCACCCATTGAAGTAAGAAGGTCGTTTAAAATATCAGCAGGGGTTATAGAGGTTACAAATGCTCCGTTAAGGGAAAACCTAACATCTCCTGTTAAGACTGGATAGTTAAAGTACTCACAAACATTAGCTGCTGTAGAAACATAAGTATCATCTACGTTAGCTGTTTCTTCATCAAGACCATAGCTTGAGGTGAGGTAATCTCTGATACATAAGGCTGGGTTGTCAGACCAAGCTGTAGAACTTGTACGAGGGTCGTATACTTTCTTACCTTTAATTACAGCTTTAATCTCAGGGACACCATTGGGGAATATATCCGCATCATACTGCATGACAACGTAGAGATAAGCTATACCTGATAGTTTACGTGTGGCATCCCACTCTGTAGGTAAAGATATATTATTTACTTCTGAAGAAGTGACGGCCGCTTGACCAGACGTTCCTAACCTTTCAGCTATATAGACTTTACCATGATAACGACTATTAGAATCAAACAACTCATCGTTAATATAGATCTCTTCAAACTCTTCAATCTCATGCCCAGCAAAAGCAATGACTTTATGTAAGTACTTATTTGGTACACTTCCAAGTGGATCTACATAATTAGATGTACTTATATAAACCTCTGCTCCACCTGTCTGTGTTTTACCGTAGATAACTTGATGAGCTAAAGCTGTACCTCTTGCTGTAACTTGATAACCCCTGTTTGCACCAGTTCCTATAGAGGGCTTAGGAGTAAGGGCATTTATAGCCATACTTGTAGCTGCTGTTAATAAGAAGTAGCCAGTCCAAGTAGATGCGAAGTAACCTAAACCCGCAACTATTGCCGCAGTCATTGTGGCTCCCGCTGAGTAGGCCGCAACACCGACAGCTATTGAAGTCATAACAGCCATTAGCTTAAAACCTTCTCAAACTTGGTTTCTACTTTTGAGTAACCTAAACGCTTCATCATGGGGTCTATAGGGTTCTTTTCTGTTGTGGTGACATGAAGTATTTTAACACCATCTTCTTTGATGCACTTCTCAGCAAACTTAAATAACTTGTAGCCTATCATGCCAGACCTGTATTCTTCTAAGACGTAGATTATCTCAGCTACAGCTATTATGTTTCCCTTTGAATGTATATTAGGGATAATATGAGATACAAAATAGCCGATTAATTTATCTTCATCTCTGCAAGTAAATATGCGAAGTATGTTTAGCTCTTCTAGCTTATGGTACGTGTCCCAGTCAGGGTCTAACGGGAAGCTAGTCTTGTTGTGTTCTATCTCTTGCCAGTCTAACTCCAGCAGGTAATGTATATCGTCTTTAACTGAGCTTAAGAACTCTTGTTTATATTGTACCATTACAATCTAGAAGTTGCGAGCTATTGAATTAATAGTTGCGTCACTAGGTTTGAAGCTACCTCTTCCCCACACAATTTCTTTATCCTGTATGCTTTCTACAAGGTCTAGCCCAAAGTCAGTGGGGTATATAGATTTCTGATAGCTACTGCTGTACCTAGCTACTCTGGCTCTTTCCAAGTCAACTAGCTTATTTTCTACCTTTAAATGTATTGTACTTGTCTCAGGTAACTCTTCTATGTCCATCTGATCCATGTAACCTGAGAATATCTCAGTGAAACCAGCGTTAAGGTCTTCTAAGTATATCTTGGAACCATCTTCTAGCAACAAGAAAGATGAATCTTCTTTTATTATCTTTGAAGCATTAAATAAACCAAAGTATATTTTACAGGTTCTACCTTGATATGGAGTGCTGAGAGCTAATGATACAACTTCTGAAGGGATACCTGTAAGGGATAGTGTAGCACCTTTAGCGGCTATCTCTGTAGTTTCTTCGATAGAGGAAACATTAAGAAGGGTTCCAGCACCTGTCCAATCTACTCCTTGTACGTTAAGAGTACCTATACCTGTCCACAGACGTAATACATCAGCACCATCAAAATTTAACTCTATGGCAAAAAAGGGGTAGACTACATTATCATCTAAGGCGTCTATTACTGATGTGGGTAAGGTACGTGTCATTACTGTTGTGCCTCTATAGCGTCAAAGGATATGCCGTAGAAACTTGCGTTATCTATAGACCAAGAGGTAGTACTCTGTGCAAGTCTGAATACACCTTTAGGGCTATTGTAAATAACGGTTTCTCCTGAGTATGTACTTCTAAGAGAAGGCCAGACTTCCAGTTCAACATTAGTACCAGCAGCTCTATCAACCAAGACTTGATGCAGTTTAGCAGCAGAACCTGTACCTAACTGAATGTAATCACCAGCTAGAAGTGTTCCTGTCAAAGTTATAGTTGGAGTAGCGTCTCCTGCATTACCTGACAATGTAGGTGTACCACTTACTGTACCTCTAGGTGTAGCATAATCAGGGTCACCTAGTAGAAATGTCCCTACAGGCCCCTTAAGAGATACCAACATAGCTTTCCACTCAGCAGCTAGATCCCTACGCACCGAAGGAATACTAACACTAGCTTCCCACGATTGACCTTGGTGAGCTATTACTTGTTGCTTATAGGTAAAGGGTGATTGAGAGACAGCTACAGCATTTCTAGCCCGTAACTCAATACTCTCTATGCCAATAGTAGTTGGTGTATTAAGGGGGTAACTTATAGCCATGTATTATCCAAACGTGCTTCTCATTTGACCGCCCCTACGACGAGCATCCATGATTTGTTGTTGTGTCATATTAGCAATCTTAGGTGCAGCTTCTGCAATTATTCTCTTGACACTCTCATCACCATTAGCTGCAAAGCTAAAGTTCTGTACAATGTTTACAGCACCAGTGTCTCCGCTTGCCTCTACACCTAACTTGCCACCTTTACCTCTCTTAAGAGGCATAATAGCTTCTGGGCCAGCCTCACCCATAAGACCAGTTTTACCACCAGCCATAGGGAAGTATGTTGGGCCTCCTACTACACCACCATTAGCATACGCTTGTACTTGCTTACCACCTTGGATAACACCACCATCAGCGAAGGGGAATATAGATCTCTTGATTGACTGTACCATAGTTTCAACAACAAGGATTCTATAAAGCTCTCTTATAATATCAGCAGCCATAGATCTAAAGGCATCTTTAGCTGACATAGTTCCGTCTACAATAGACATGAAGGCGTCACCAAAAGATTGGCTTATTGTGTCAGCTACACGTTCTTGTTTTTCTAGCTCTTCTGTTTGTAGTCTTATTGCGTTTGTAGCATCGACAGCTTGTTGTATTTGATCTTGTGTGTATTTACTTCTGTTTTCACCTAAAGCTTGAAGAACACTAGCTCTGTCTTCCTCTACACCTAACAATTCTCTCTGGAGTTCAAGGTCTTCCATAAGGGACACTAGGGCATCTTTAGGGGCTTTAGGAGCTTTAGGTGGCTCATCATATATAGACTTACCCTCTCTGGGACCAGTGCCGAATGTTGGATCTTTGTCAGATCTTGCTCCTCTTGCACCGTACTTCCTAAGAGCTTGTCCAGCAGGAGACTCTTCTATAGCTTTAATTTGTAAAGACTGAAGGCTTAGTCTAGCCTGTTCTTCAATCTTAATTCTTTTTAATGTTTTCTCTTGCTCTAGTAAAGAGTTTAAGGCAAGACGTAAACTCTTAGCCTGATCGTCGTTTAAATCAGCCTGATCTATATATAGGTCTAATTTTTTTTGCTCAAGCCGTTCTTGTATATATGATTCGTTTTTATAGTTTTCTCTTAGCTGTCCTTCATACTCCATCAGCGCAGTTTGATTTTGCATTTTACTTACACGACTCTTAATAAGATCGTCTATTCTTTTTTCTGCATCTAGTCCCTTTTGTCTCTCGTTCTTGACATCTTCCATAATTTTGAGGAAGGTTATCTCAGCCTTATTCCTATCTTCTGCTCTTTTCTTAAGGATCTTAAGCATAGCTGCTTCGCCAGCGGCATACGTTTTAGCATCTTTAGCGTTTTGTTTTTGAGCCTCAGCAGCGTCCTTAGCTGCTTGTGCAGTGCCATTAGTCAGGGCTAAGTGTTTAGCAAGTTCCTTACCTAACTCTATATAGCTAAGTTGGTACTTCAAACCTTCAGCAGTTAAATCACTTTGACTTTTATTAATCTTATCAAGTATAAATTCTACTTGTTGTGCAGCATCCTCGAAAGCACCTGTTTCAACATTGACTTTTAAGTTTAATACATCTCTTTCTGTAAGACCTGATTCTTGTAAACCTAGATCTTTTAAAGCACCGCCTTTTTCTCCAAATAACAATTTACCAAGAGGGGTGAAACCATTCAATAAACCGTCATCTAGTTTTTTAGAAAGAGCAGATACACTCTCACCTAATTCTATTCTGGAGAGGCTTTCAGATGCACTTAAAGCTGCTTCCTCTAAATTCCTTATGTAAGATGTATAATTTCCAAAAGTTTCTTCTAACTCACCATTTTCCTGTGCTAGAAGGTCTAAGGAATCTTTGAAAGCATCTAGATAAGTCTTAGCTTCCCCAAACTCTTCTCCAAACTCTTTTACCTCTTCTGACGCAGTGAGGGCATTATAGCCGATAGCTGCTATAGCGGAACCAATAGCAATGACAGCCCCTAATACAGCACCTGTCGGTCCAAAGACACCCGCAAACTGTGAACCCTGTTGAGCAAAAGCTGTAAAGAAGCTAGTTCCAGACTGAATCTGTACAAAGAAATCCTGAAGCTGATAACCACCTTGTTGAATACGCATATTCATAGTGTTTAGTTTTTTACCGGCACCAGCAGCGTAGACCCCATACTGATTGGTCGCATTAGCAGCAGTTTGTGTAGCTTTAGTATTCCTTGTTAAAGCAGCAGTATTCTTGTCAACTTCTAGGCTAAGGGTTCTCTCAGTTTGTATAAGTTTCTTAAGGGTAGGGACAGCCTTCTGACTACTAATATTAGCATAGTCTTGCAGCTTTCTTTTTATCTCAATAGTCTTTTGTTTGACTATCTCATGTTCTTTACCCAATACTTTCTCAGTAGCTACAAGCGCCTTGATTTCTTTCTCAAGACGTTTAGCCTCTTGGGTAGCCTTAATGACAGACTTGTCCTCAACAGAGAGGATGAGTTTTAAGACTTCATTTTCCATTCATAACCCTTATAAAGATAGTGTCCAAACGCTTTAGTGCTGATACTTCCCAACCCTCTAGTGGTGTTTGCGTCACTTCTTTCCATGCCTTTATTTGTTCGTAAGTTATCGGGTTAGGGCCTGAGAAACCCATAGATCTGCTATTGCTTAATAAAATAAAGGCAGACCAGATGTGAGACAACAACGTAGGAAATTCGGGTCCATCTAGTTGTTTAAGTCTTTTTCCAGTCTGCCTTTCTACTTGTTCTAGGTGTTCACGTTCTGATGTGCCGTTCTGATCAGTCTTGCTTAAGTCGAACTGGTGTTCAGCATAAGCTTCTATTTGACTGATCAGGTCTTCGTAAAATCCAGCGAGTTAGCCAGTGCCTCCTCTATCTGACCTCTCATCCAGAACACCTCGTCGTAAAGCTCTTTAGCCTTAGCTACAGTGAAATCTGGGCTGTCACCATCAAAAGTTAAATTCCAAGACTTAGTAGCTTTAGCTATCAAGTCGATGTTAGACTTCTCCATCTCTTCCGCTGTGACTTCAATCTTGCCTTTGTTGTCTTGAGCCTTCTTCAAACGGATATTTGTTTGCTCATGTAATGCTGCTTTGTACTCTTTAGAGTGTGCGGCATAAAGGGTGATTGACATAGGGGTTCCATCATCATTTAAGAGAGGTTCTTCAGAGAATGGGTGTATAAGTTCTACATCTACAGTGTTTGTGGTCGGGATTAAATCTTTTAAATCCATATCGAGTTTCCTTTCGGGTAAAAGTTGTCGGGTTAGTTTGTTAAAAGGGGAAGCATCAGACCCGACACCAATGCCTCCCCACCCTAGCTAGGGAACTTATGCAGAGCGAGTAATAACTAAGTTACTTGCGTCTGTTGTGTTGTAGAGTGCTACGAATGACATAGAGATAATACGGCTAGTTGGGCCATCTACACCTACATCTGCACTGTTAATCTTAGCCCGTGGGAATGCGAACTTCATAGTGTTGCTACCATCACCCACAGTTACCTCAAGCTCAGTCTCAGTTTCATTCAAGAAGCGGTTGATTAAAGCTGCATCCTCAAAGTAAGCTGATAGAGTTCCCTCTACTTCTGCACGACCAACTTCTAACTGTGGCGCACTATCGCTACCAATTACGAAGGTAGGTGCGAAAGAGTTAGTCAAAGTAAAGTCCATACCAGTTACGATAGCTGATGTGGAGGGTGTGCCATTGACGTTACCGATAGCTAATGTACCTGAGTAAGCATCAAAAGGGGCAGATCCTGAGTTTGCAGTTTGTGTCTTCTCAGTACCACTAATAGTCATGTCCTTGCCAACCATACCGTAGGTAGCTGTTACCATCTGGTTAGGGGCTAGAGAGATACCCATAGTAGAAACTGTCATGCCTGTGAACAAACGTGCTTGGTCAATGTCAGCAGCATAATCTTCAATAGAGAAGAACTTAGGTGCTGTACCAACCTTAAGGACGTTAGTTGAAAACGTGTTTAACATAGCTGACTCTAGAAAGACATCGAAGTCAGCATCACGTAAGTCAGCTACAATGTCACCAGCAGCCTGACGGTTACCATGACGATCATGTCTAGGCATACGGTCAGCTTGAATGTCAGTACCAGCTACACGATCTTTAGTTAAGTTCAAAGAGTGTGTACTGAAGGGTAAGTTTGTAAAGTTACCAGATGGAGTCGTACCAAATGTGCTTTCCACAATGTACGATAGACTGGAACGAGAACCTTGTGCGAAGGCCATAATGTATTCTCCTAATTATTGTAACAGTACCATCCGATATTAACCGGAACGTAGTACCAAGGTGCATCCAACAAACCTTGCTGTCTTTCAGCGTAGTCGATGGATACAGTGATTGTTTCATCCCCAGTGTAGGAGATTTTAGTAGTTGCTTCAAAAGCCTCAATAATGGTGTTAGCAAGGCTATCAGCGGTGGCGGGGCCATTGCCTTCTGGGGCGTAGGCGGTTACACCAAAGATACCTTCATATCTCTGTTGTGGATTTAAACCTCTAACAGCAGGTCTACGAGATGTCGGAATATAGAATGTACGAAGAAAACTTGTACCTGTTATCGGATTAAAAGAGACATTCTCAAAAGCAATACCTGACGGAAGATTAGAGGTATTAGCTAACTTGTTTTCTAGTGCTGCACGTATGTCATTATGTATACTAGCCATACTTTCTCCTTATCTGTGCGAACACTTTATAGGCATTGTCGAATACAAGTCCTTGTTCGTTTCCTTTTAGAGGAACTGTTAAAGAACCTTCTTCAACCGCACTAGCATGTGGGGAATCGTTTCTAAGAGTTATTGTTTTAATATCTGTATTATCATCTGCAAGAATAGAGTATATGTCTGATTCAAGGTTCCTAAGACCAGCATCCCTATCTTCTGCCCCACCTGTAGGTACACCTCCAACATAATCGTCTGAAGATACTCTACGTCCCCTGCTTGACGTATTGTTAGCCTTAAATGAAAAAGACCTCACATAAGCTCCACTCCAAACAGGGACATTAATAGTACCTAGACCGACAGCATCTCTTGCCATACTGTCAAGTCTTTCCTCAAGACCTCTTCTCATACCTTTTCTAGCAGCGTCACTGACAATTTTATCAAGACCTGATTTAAAAGTACTCTGGGCCATTACTCTCTCACATCACACAAGAAACAAAGTTTGACTCCATTAGAAAATATAGTAACAACAGAAATGACATTAACTGTGTCACCGTTACCAATAATCTGATCTTCGTCATCGGGTTCTACTTCTAATCCTAAAGCTGGTACTACACATTTACGGGTGCCTCTACGGATCTCATCTACATTAGCTATGATACCTTGATCGTAGTTGTAGAAGTAGCCGTTGAAGCTGTAGTCGGTTGTAGCGGAGCCTGTTACTGTCCCTGTAGTAGGGTTGTAAGTTCCCGCTGTAGTTTTCTTCTTTAAAGTAAGGGGTTCCCCAAACTCATCAACCATTTTAAGTAGGTTATAACCTCTTGAGAATGCCATTACCTACCCCTTAACTATAGTCGTAGTCATCACCACTGTAACTTGGTGGGTTCTTAAATCTGTCTCTACGGAAGGATGGTGGAACACGATCTGTGTTTTGTCTTACGTTATCCACCGTGGAAATACTGATGCCACCAGCTACTACACCAATACTAGCTCCAGCCTTCTTACCGTTAAGCTCAAGATCTAAGGCAAGCTGAGAGTACTGGTTAGCTAGGTCACTGTAGTTAGCACTAAGAGCGCCTGAGAGGTTC